TCATCATCGAACACTTCTTAACAAGCACAACTGGAGTATAAATTATGGCTATATCTAGAGGACAACTAGTTAAAGAACTAGAACCCGGCCTAAATGCTTTATTTGGCTTGGAATACAAGAACTACGCTAGCGAGCACGCAGAAATATTTGACACTGAAAATTCAGACAGAGCTTTTGAAGAAGAAGTAATGTTATCTGGATTTGCAAATGCTCAAGTAAAAGCAGAAGGACAAGGAGTTGTTTTTGACAGCGCCAATGAAACCTTCACTGCTCGTTATACACACGAAACAATTGCTTTAGCGTTCGCGATCACTGAAGAAGCGATCGAGGACAATTTGTATGACAGAGTCTCATCTCGTTATACAAAAGCATTAGCTAGATCTATGGCTAACGCTAAACAAGTTAAAGCAGCTAACGTGCTAAACAGAGCGTTCAACAGCTCATACACTGGCGGTGACAGTAAGGAACTTTGTGCAACTGACCATGCTATCGTAGCAGGTACAGAGCAGAATGAACTTACAACTGCAGCAGACTTAAACGAAACTTCATTAGAGCAAGCACTGATTGACATTGCTGCGCTAACTGATGAACGTGGTTTAAAAATTGCAGCTCAAGGAAGAAAAATGATTGTTCCTTCGGCGCTTCAATTTACTGCTGAAAGACTGATGAAGTCTCCAGGTAGAGTAGGAACAGCTGACAATGACATCAATGCAACTAAAAACATGGGGATGATTCCTCAAGGTTATGTAGTTAACCACTACTTAACTGACACAGATGCTTGGTTCATTAAAACAGATGTACCTAATGGAATGAAACACTTTGTTAGAGCACCAATCAAAACTGCTATGGAAGGCGATTTTGATACTGGTAATGTTAGATACAAAGCAAGAGAAAGATACAGCTTCGGCTGGTCTGACTGGCGTGGAGTATTTGGCTCACCAGGTGCGTAATCAATAACTAATTAATGAGGCGGCCTCAAAACCGCCTCATTTCGACCATAAAGTAAGAAATTACCTATGAAAAACTTCAGAATTAAAATCCGATATTGTGGCTATAGCGCTGACTTTAAAGTCACGTGTGAAGACACTCCTCAAGGTATCGAGAATTCTATCCTTGACAAGCTGGGAAAAAATGAGGTAAAGTTCGAGAAAAATGGATTTACCACTAAAACTGGTAAATGGATAACCTATGAGGAGGTTACAGATGACCGAAGACCTATACAATACGAAACGGTCCTTGGAGCTAGAGTGGCAACAGGAACACTTGAAGGACGGGAAGCATAATATCCGAATGATTGAAATTAATAGAAAAATCCAGGATATTATTAAAGAGATCATTGCCAAAGAATTTGAAGAACAAACGCTTCAGACCAAAGTAAATCAGGCCAAGGCCGAAGTTTCGATAGCCACTTAAGCGCTATCAAAAAATCAACTTTTTTCTTAAGGATACCTTGCGCTCAATCAAAATTTGCGTTATAAAAAATTACTATACAATTAAATTAGAATGCTGACGAGTATAGTCGACGGCCTAGAGACAGCATTCGCAAACTAGGAGGATTATAATATGGCAAATAGTACATTTAACGGTCCGGTACGATCCGAGAACAACTTTCAGATTGTTAGCAAAGCTACATCTACAGGTCTTGTTTCTGATCGAACGGTCCAAAGCGGGTTGAAAGACTCTCGAAGATATTATCTCGATGAGTATTTTAATCAACTTCCTGCTCTTAACGCTTACCTACAAGGCTCAGAAACAAAAGACTGGGGCAGCATAGACGACGGCAATGAAGCAACGGAAGACTTAACAGTTACAGGCGCAGCACTAGGAGACTATGCGGTAGCAACAATGAGTATTGATGTTACAGACTTAACTATAACGGCATCAGTAACAGCATCAAACGTAGCTACAGTTGTTTTAGGAAACTTTACAGGTGGTGCGATAGATCTTGGATCTGGAACATTAACAGTTAAAGTTTTCAAAGCTGGTTCAACAGGAGTAGGTAAAAACACTAACTTTGAAGTACTAGGTACTAACATGACAACAGCCCTAGCTACTAGAAGTGCGACTGTTGCAGCAGTTACGTTGACAACAGCAGGCGCTGACCAAGACCAAGCCATTTTGGTTCCACACTTAGACAGTGGACAAACAGCTTGGACAGGTGTCAAGTGGGGTACTGAAAACCAAGTTACGTGGGAAGCTTGCATCAGAACAAGTGCGGCTATTGATAATCAAAATATTTGGGCAGGGTTGAAAAAAACCAATGTTCCAGAAGTTGCGACTGATACTGAACAAGCATATTTCACATTCTTAACGGATGCGGATAACTCTGGTCAAGCAATGACTGACTTTACTTTACTACACTTTGTTCATAGTATTGGTGGTACTGATTATATTAGTAGATTACCTATCACAGTAGCGGCAAGTACAAACTATCATTTGAAAATATCGTCTGATAGTGACCGAAAACTTTCAATATTTGTAAATGGTGTTCAATACAACATTACAGCTACATCTGGAAGTACAGGTGGTACAGCGGTTACTCAAGGTAACACTAAATCAGCAGCTATAACTAACGATGTGGATTTAATTCCATACGTTGGAATTGAAGGAAACGATGGTAATGCAGCAGCACTGGATGTTAGTTATTGTGCAATAAGTAGACTAATATTCGAGTAATAAATAAACTTTAATAGAGCGGGGGCTTCGGCCCCTTCTCTCTAACAGGAGGAAAAATGGCAGACGCAGTAACAAGTCAAACATTATCTGATGGCGATAGAACAGCTGTAATGAAATTTACAAATATCTCTGATGGTTCAGGTGAAGCATCAGTAAAAAAAGTTGATGTTTCAGCTTTGGCAACTTCATCAAGAGATGGTGCTACGTGTACAAGAGTTCATATTACACAAGTATGGTATGCAATCTCAGGCATGAGAATTGATCTAGAATGGGATGCTTCATCTAATGTTAAAGGATTAATTTTAGGTGCCGGAATAACTTTAGAACCTACTAATGGACATTTTGATTTTAGATCTTTTGGTGGAATTAAAAATAATGCAGGTGGTGGCATTAATGGAGATATTGATTTAACAACTTTGCATCATACAAGTAATGATGCTTACACGATTATTCTAGAATTAAGTAAATCGTACTAGGAGGTAACTTATGGCCAATACAACTTCAGGCACAGTTACTTTTGACAAAACTTTTGCAGTAGATGAAATTATAGCAGAAGCATACGAACGTATAGGTTCACAAGTAACTTCTGGATATCAACTAAAAACGGCGAGACGTTCTTTAAACGTTATGTTTCAAGAATGGGGCAATAGAGGTTTGCACTACTGGGAAGTAGGTGATACCAATATTGATCTTATTGAAGGTCAAGCAGAATATACTTTTTATAGAGCATCAGGTGATGGAACAAGTGCTACTACAGCAGGTGGAACAACAGGAACATCAACCTATGGTTTGGCTGATGTTTTAGAAGCTACTCTTAGATCCGATAGAGGAGACACAGATCAAGCCGATTCCGCACTTACAAAAACAGATCGAGCAACCTTTTCAAGTTTAGCTAATAAATTATCGAAAGGAACACCTTCTAGATATTTTGTTCAAAGACTTGTTGATAAAACAACAGTCACTCTTTACCCGACACCAGATTCATCTAATGCATCAAAAGAAATTCACATTTTCTTTGTAAAAAGAATTCAAGACGCAGACGCAACATACACAGATGCGACAGACGTACCGTACAGATTCGTACCTTGTATGGCATCTGGTTTAGCATTTTATTTAGCACAAAAATTTAATCCACAGTTAGCTCAACAAATGAAATTATATTATGAAGATGAGTTAGCTAGAGCATTATCAGAAGATGGCTCTTCTACTAGTGTTCACATAACACCGAAAGTTTATTATCCAGGAACATAATGGCAAAATACGCAAAAGCAATATCAGATAGATCAGGAATGGAATTTCCGTACAATGAAATGGTTAAAGAATGGAATGGTATGTTTGTACATAAATCAGAATTTGAAGCAAAACATCCTCAATTAGAACCAAGAGGATATGCAGGGGGAGAACGAGGTTTATTAAATGCAAGACCGGATAGAACTGAAAATGAAGTCATTGCAATTTTAGGACCAGATCCTTTTTCTACTATTTCAGCTTCATCAGGAATTATAAATGTATTTGAAAAAGGTCATGGTAGATCAACAAGTGATACAGTTAGATTTAGAGGAGCACCTTCTACTTCTGCATCTTTTAGTGATCCAAACAATTTTGATGGTATTACAGGATCTAATATTGCATATTCTTCTGGCTACTCGATCACCGTAGGCAAACGAGACTCTAGTGGTGATGTAACACAGACAGATGACTACTATTACTTTACTGTCAATACAGATACTGCTACAAGTGGAGGAGTATCAGGAGGGGGAGAGAATTGTTCGGCAGGTCCGGCAACTCTAACGGCATAATATGGCAGGATTTACTTATTCAACACTGACAACGGCAATTCAGAATTATACTGAAGTTGGAACAGGCGTACTTTCAAGTACAATTACAGACCAATTTATAGATAATTCAGAACTTAGAATTCAAAGAGAAATTCCACTTGATGCAGATCGAAAAGAAATGCTTGGAAATTTAACAGCTTCTAAAGACAATGTTTATGCTCCAGCTGGAACTTTATTTGTTAGAGGAATACAAGTTTATACTTCAACAACAGCAGCAACGGGGGCTAATAGCTGGCTAGAAAAGAAAGATATTAGCTTTTTAAGAGAATATGATGCAGCTGAAACAACTACTGGCACACCAAAATATTATGCGATGTCAGGAGGAGCAGAAGGAACTGGTGCAACTTCTTCAGGAAGAATTACAATTGTTCCAACACCTTCTTCAGCTTTTATGTACAAAATTCATTATAACGCTAGACCAACAGGATTGAGTTCAGCAAATACAACAACATTTTTAAGTCTTAATTTTGGCAATGGACTTTTATATGCATGCTTGGTAGAAGCATTTAGCTATTTAAAAGGCCCAATGGATATGCTACAATTATACGAACAAAAATATCAAACCGAAGCACAAAAATTCGGTGGAGAACAAATAGGTAGACGAAGACGAGACGATTATACGGATGGTGAACCACGTATACCCGTTCAGTCTCCGACACCTTAAGGAATAAAATATGGCAACACTAACAGTATCAATAAAAGAAGCAATTACTCTCAACAACATAGATTATGGATCGGAAAGATCTTTAGATATTTCTAGTGTTAATGAAATTACAAAAAGAGTTGTAACCGCATCAACAACAGAATGTGGATTAATAGGATTTTTATCGGCGCTTAGTAGCGTTGGTGTATCAGCTAATAAAATTGGTTATGTTGCAGGAATGTTTGATGATGGTGATGTCAGATATATTAGAATTACAAATTTAGATTCATCAAATCATATTGTGTTAACTTTTAGAGATGAAGACAATACAGAATTTAAAATGAAAGTAGATGCAGGTCACTCGTTTATTTATCCAGGTGATAATAGCGGTGGCGTTGTAGATACAATGAAAGCATCAGGATCAGCTTTGGCTTCAGGCCTTTCTGACTTAGTAGATATTACAGTAGACACAGATACAGCATCTTGTGATGTTGAGATATTTGTAGGGAGCGCTTAATGGCATCGTCATATACAGAT